TTGTAATAGTTAAATATCTATCTCCAACATTTAAAATCTTTTTTCCTCTGTAATACCCCAACTCATCATTTATTTCAAAATTATCATCTAATTTTTCTAAAGCTCCTATTGTTTCCATTCTATTAGCCTCTAATTTATCCTTTGGAAAATATAGAATATCAAAAGAAATTGATTTTAACTCTTGGTGTATTCCATAAAATTCTTTTTCATAATCAATAACATCAATAAAATAACAAGGCCTTTTAATATTTGAAATATTCTCATAATAAAAAGGAATCTTTAGCCCCTTGCCTTTTACTGTTATTGCTTTTCTTATATCTTCTAGTTTCATTTTTCACCTACTTAAGTAGATTTTTAATCGAAGTGTTCAAAACTTTTGGCAGTCTCTTATTACTTCTTCTTATTGCTTTGTGCAGCATATACCTACCTCTAACACGGCCTTTTGTTTTACCACCTTGTACTATTTTATGGCCATATTCTACATGGTTTGCATACTCAGTATTGTTATAAATCGTCCTTATAAATTGGCCTGTTTTTTCCTTTTTCCATGCTGCTCTTAATTCTCCTCCAGGAGGAATTTCCTTCACTTTAAATGAAACCTCTTTACCATCTCTAGTTCTGAATCTAACTGGATTAGTGTATTTTCCTGTTGGAGTTTCTTTTTTTACTTCACTTAATATTTCGTTAGCTTCATCATCTAACGCCCTTTCTACTGTCTTGGGAAACTCATTTTTTATATTTTCTAATTTTTTCAACCATTCATTAATCCCCTTCATTTTCCATTACCTCTCTTAAAGGAATTTCTGCATGTGGAATAAGATCATAATACTTAAATGGTTGGCCAGCTAAAAAATTATAACTGTCTTGACCATTTCTGAATATTTTTAATCTATCATTTTGTTTTATATCTACATTTACAGCAGTAAAAAGCTTAAATTCCTGTGTGGAGCTCCTAACAGTATCATTGGAAGTAGCCTGCATGCTTTTCTGGGATAATCTACATTTTACCCCCTCACAGACCAGTATAAATTCTTCAATAGTCCCACCATAACCATCATCTTTAGATACAGTTCTGTAGATATTTACTAAATCATTATATAATTGGTTTATCATTTTTGGCTCCTATTGTCCCAACTCTTCTATATCTATTCAATTGGGATTTCAAACTTAAAAAAGCATTATTAACTATATCATTTTCCCCATAGGTAATGGCTGTATCTCCCACTTTTACAGATGTTGCACCTTGAGTATTTATCCCCTCTGATAGAATTAAATTTTCAGCAATAGGATTTATCAATTGAGGGGGTAACTCTTCTAGATGGCAATAATTAAGGCACTTCACTATTAAAGTTTTTATCTTTAATTCATAAAGTGCCTCATTATCTATATTTTTATATTCTTTTACTATTCCTAGTATTTGATTAATATCATTTTCCATTATTACCCCCTATAATTCTATACCAATGATGCAATACCCATCTTTTTATTCTTAAGAACAAAAGCATCGTAGTAAATTCTTCCTAAAAATGTCGTTCCACTATGTGTTGGATTTTCCCCACTTGTAAAAGCTTTATATTCTGCTAATTTTATTGGGGATATCATAGCTGATTTATGAAGTAATATAGCTTTAGCTTTATCAGTTCCATCCGTCAACCATATCTTTGGTACACTTATTACAGGTGTCCCATCAACCAAACCTATTTGCCCATTGATTAACATTGATTGAGCTATATCAGAAGCCAAAATAAAATCAGCATCCTTTTTCAATATTTTAATTATTTCCGGTGTAACAAATAGTATTCTTCCAGCTCTTGGGATTGATGCATCATCCATTTTTTCTTGCATTTCTAATACTTCTGAGTATGGCTTTGATGATGCTGTTACTTCCATACTGTTGGTCTTAGCAGCTGACATCATTTTATTGAATCTATATTTTTCTATTTCTGGTATTACCACTTCTCTTAATTGTCTTGCTAAGAATGATCCAGCTTTTATTTTAGTTTCTTCTTCATCCATCAAATCAAGTAATCCAGTAAATTTTCTATCTTTTGTCATTGTCAATGTTTGAATCTCATTTTCTATAGCAGCTAATGCCCCATATCCAGTTGCTCTGTTATAATCTCCCATTGGAACTGTATTAACAGATGTTATCTTAATAGTTTGGGCTCCTTCAAAACTATAATCTGTATTCATTGCTGAGCTTGTCACTCCTACTGCTGTAAATCTTTCATCTACTTTATCCGCAAACTTCTCTGTATAAATTAATGGCATATCTTATCACTTCTCCTTAAAATTTATTAAACTCTTTATCAAAACTATTTAAAATTGGATCTTCTTTTGAGCCTCCAGCACTACCACCATTCAAATTATTAGGTGTGCCTCCTGCTTGTCCTTTCAAGTATTCAGCCATTATTTCTTTTAACTCATTAACTGAATTCTCTATCTCTTCTGGAGTTTCTCCAGATACCTTATTTAAAAACTTTTCTGATAGTCCACTTTTAGAAAGAACGGATTTTTTAACTCCATCTATTTCCAGTGCCTTAATTTTTCCGGTATATTCTGATACTTGAGTTTTATATTTTTCAAGTTCATATTTATATTTTTCTTCCGCACTCATGGATGCAGTTTTTATCCTTTCTTCATACTCTTGGACTGTCTCCCCATGCTTCATCTGTAGATCCTTGATAGCCTTTTCATGTGTTTTATTCTCTCTAGCTAATCTATCTTTTATCATTTGATCTACTTCTGCTTGAGTAAAAGTTTTTTCTCCTGGTTCTCCAGTATTTGTATCATCTATTTTGTCTATTACTTGGTCTTTATTTACTGACATTTTATTACCTCCAAATTTAGAGTCCTTGTAGGACTTTATCCATTCTTTATAGTCTTTTATGTTGGACTATCTTCTTTTTCTTCTCCTATCTTTTTCGATAGGTTTTTCTTCTTTTTGCTTCTCTGCAGCTTTTTTCTTAGTAGTTTTCTTTGGTTTTTCCTTAGGTTCTGCCATGTTCACCTCCTGTTTTGGGTATAAAAATGAGAGGCTAAAAAGCCCCTAAAATTATCTATTTTACTTTTTGATTCCAATAAGTTATAATTATTTAAAACTTATTGAGGTGAATATTATGAATAATTATTTTGTAAGTATGTATCAAATATTGAAAGCGATAGAAATCTCTTCATATACAAACTCTTTTAAATATGATAAAACTCTTGACTTAGAAAAACTCAAATTAACAGAAACGGAACTGGACATAATAATAAAAAATATCGTTGAAGATGAACTAGTTAAAGGTATTAGTGTTTTTTCTGGATTGTCTGGATATAAAGCTGTAAATCCTCATCTAACTACTAAAGGTTATGATTTTTTAGAAAATAATTCCAATATGAAAAAAGCTTACCGAATAGCAAAGGAAATTCGTGCTTGGATACCTATACCAAGTCTTGGTTAAACGAATCTGATTTTATGAAAAATGTTTTAATGGTATTAATGGCTAATTGATTATTTTTAATTTTGCCAATTGTACCCATTTTGTAGTCTACATATTTTTTTAACCCTTCCCATTCTTTTCTCTCTATATTCTCTAACGCTGATATTATTTGATATAATTTCTCCTCTGTCATAAGCTTTCCTCCCAATAAAAAAGCACCTAGATTTCTCTAAGTGCTCATAGTTAATTTATTTAATATATTTTTCCTTCTTCCATCTCAAATTCATAAACCTTACTGTCTTTGATGCATTTATCTAATTCAGTTATCAACTCCTCATCAGTTAATTGTAAAGTTGGCATTATTGCCGGATATTCTTTAAACTTTTTATAATATTCTTCTATCTTATCATTTAATTTCATTTTACCATATCCTCCACCATTTCTAAATAAACCTCATAACTTTTAGGAATCACTATCTTCACTAGGTTAAGAGCTTTTGAGTTAGCCATTACTGCTTCTGATATATCCGCAGTCGCCTCCATTGATAGCCCTGTATTTATTTCGTCTTTCGTAAATGTTTTCCAATATGAATCTGGATGCCCAACACCTAATTTAACTCGCCCTTTTGTTGCTCCGTTGATTATATCAGATATAACCGCTCTTGTGTTTAAATCGTTCTCCGACAAA